CACCAACGTCATGGTATGGTGATTGAAGGTCTGACAGTATGACTATAGTCTTCATTGTTTGGGCCAAGTGCCTCTCTGTACCATCAGTGCGATAACGGCGTAGTTCGCCATATCCTTGAAGCTATCCTCGATACTCTCATGCTTAGGTGCCGTGCCACTCTTAAACAAATTTTTGAGACGTTCAAACTTATCACCAATGCGTACAAGCAGACCGTTGATAGGCCCACCAAAAGCGTTATTAACGTTACCTGGACCATAATCCGACTGCTTCGTAATAAGTAAGTTACCAATTTCATCCATCACTTCCCAGACTGCGGATGCAAAGGCGGGATTTGTACCGTGATTTGGTTTGGGTGTTGAATGCTCACGATATTCAACCCCAAATCGGTCAATAACTTTAACACTATTTCCATATCCTCGCTCACTCATTCAGCTCCCCTGACTCATCGTCGAATTGACCTTTAAAATAATAGTTCTTATCTTCTGGATCTAGTTCGTAACAGTATATCACACGCTTGCCATTGGATAGCTTGTGCATTAATTCAATCTGATCCAAAGCCCACAACATTACAGGTACCTCAGCTCCATCCCTTGGTCCATACATGAATGTGGGTAGCTTACTCATTTACTTTCCTGTACTAACGTTACTGTTATCTTTCCGCCAGTGTAGGAATCATACTTACTTGCTATCTGTACTGCCTTGGTAATAATCTTGCGTGCCTTAACAGGATCATCAACTAGTGAGCCACTAGATAGAGCAGCCATTGCGCCAAGGGCAAACTTCTCACCACTGCCAGCTACATACATATTGTCAGCTGATCTTTCCCATGAGTAATCTTCATTGATCCGGTATATATTCCCTTTTACTATCACAAGAGTAACGCTGTCCTGTTCAACCGGACCATCTTTAGAAAACTCATAGCCTGCATTCAAGAAAGAATTACGAATAGCTGGTATAAGCTGGCGAGTAACGTACTTATCTATGTCCTTGCCGTTGATCTGCGGCGGTATAAAGTCATGCTCAAGAATGTTAATGCCACGTACTGAACCTGCCATAGCAAAGACAATGTTATTATTCTTAAAGATCTTGCCGTTGGGTATCATAATCGCAAAGCCATCTTCATCAGAAGACTGCGAGTCAGCCCCGATCATTACCCAATCTGGTCCTTGGATAGCTGCAATAGTTGTCATCGTTCTAGCTTTTCCTTAAACCAATCAGGACCATGAGTTAAGTATACCTCATTGACATCCGTATTGTCGGGTAAGTGTATAATATCTGCTTTGTCTAAGTCTTCTTTAATTCTTTTAGCAAGCTCCTGGCCTGGATTACGCCCATCTTCTTTAACGTCATTGTCGGCAAAAATAAAGATGCGACTGTAGGATTCAAAAAGTTGAGGGAACCACGGCTTCCATTGAGATACGCCAGCAACTCCAACCGCAGGTATGCCGACCAAACCCGATAGGACAATGGTGTCAATCTCTCCCTCACAAATGGCAATCGTATCGCTGTTCTTATGCAGATCAGGAACATTAAATAACCCAATCTTCTGACCAGTAGGCCAAAGGTATTTAGGTGTGCCATCATCAATGGTCCGGAACTTAATACCCACCACACCAGCAGGGGTAATGTAAGGAATAGAGAGACGATTAATAGCATGCTCATGCCCAGCACTAGGCTCCACGACGCTTCCAAGAAGGAATGTACTTGCGACTTCCTTGGTTAGTCCGCGTGCCGCTAGGTAAGAGGCTGCCTGTGGCGTTAGATCGTTGCAGTATTTTTCTGCTGCTTCCGTGAGAGAGGCTCTCTGCTTTGCGTTTAACATCCACAAACTCCTTTAGGTTTTCTTTACGTCCTACTAAATCATATACATCACCAAGCAAGTTGCACACTAAGCAGTTGTACTTCTGATCATCCAGATTATACGCCGCACTAGCGTGGCTATCATCATGCACTATACACTTGCATGCTATCCAGCCATGTTTATCTATAACATCTATTCCATAATGAGCAAGAATTGTAGCAAGGTCTGGCTTAGATACCATTGGTGACACGCAGCCACTGATCTAAGTCCTGTATTACCCAGCTCTGATCTAGCCCTGCCATCCGGCGTTTAACTATAACGTAAGCCGGTGGCACTGCATCTAAGTTCCTAGCCTTGGCATAGTTGGCTGCCTCTACGGTAGCCTCACGCCAAAACTGTGGCAGATCCATCTTCACTGTTGCCTTTAACTCAAAGACATATGGTTGTCCCGCAACCATACAAACCAAATCGCCTTCATCGTCTTTGCCGGCGAGACGTAACCTTTCGGCTGATACACCTTTAGATCTAAACCACTTGAGAATACCTGTCTCAAACATACTACCTTTGCGCTTACCGTATGTACTCATTATAACTCTCTCATGGTATCTGCTATGTATTGACTTGCCTTATCTGAATACAGTGACATGCGACTTGCATCTGCTTGAAGTGTAGTGTACTTAGAACCATCCGCACTGTTCTTGGCAAAGCGATTCTTAACACACGCTACCCTGAATTCACCAGTGTCACTGACCAAAGCTACCGTAAGGATAAGCTCGCAGAGCTGCGAGATTTTACCTTGAATTGCTTTACGTGCCGGTGGAATGTCAGGACGTCCCTCATTCTCAGTTGTGTGATGAAGCAACAATACTGCTGCCTCTGTCTCACGTGCTATATGGTGCATAGCCTTGGCTACTTCACGAAGCCCGGCCCATTCATCATTGTGTAATGACACCACGTTCATGGCATTGTCCACAATAATCATATGAGGGTACTCACCATAGGCTTCTGCATAAGCACGAATGGATAGATCAATCTCATCTAGTGTTGGGCTTGGAGAGAAGTCAAACTTTAAATGCTTGACAGTCTCAAGTTGTTCACCATAGAAATCATCACCGTTGCCAGAGATAAAAGCTTCTTCAACTGAGGAAACCTTATGACCAGTAATCATTGCCGCTGCACGAATTGCCGTGGTGTAACCATCGGTGTCTGCTGATATGTACAGCGTTGGCACTTTCATTTGCACTGCCATCCAAAGAGCGATAAAAGATTTACCAGCGTTAGGTTGACCGGCAATCATTGTCATCTGCCCCCGCCTGAACCTAATCCCTTCTTGTTGTAAAGAAGGAAATAGGTCCGGCAGTAGTGCATAATCGTTAGTGCTTTTCGCTGCCGCTTGGTGTAGTGACAGCATCAGATATTAACGTACGAACTTAGGCTCGCATTGATCCGGCGTACCCTTAGGCGATGGGCAGAACCAGCCCTTCCATGCCTTTGGTGCGCCAGGCTTAGACTCACGCCACACTAATGCGCCGTGTTTGCATTGACCTTCAGCATATGAAGTAGGTTGGTTAGATGCTGGACTAGTTGAGATAACTGTTGCACCTAGTCCTGCTACTGCAGCTGCTACTCCACCTGAATTAGATGACAATGCTGCTTGAGTTGATCCGATCAAGCCTGCGCTGTCACGAATAGTTGCCAACTGAGCTTCTAGTTCAGCAGCATCTTGTGCGTATAGATTAATTAATGTTCCGTCGTACAACTTAAAGTTGACTTGGAACTTTGTTCCTTCTGTTGCCATTCTTTCCTTCTTTCTTTTTTGTTGGTTTTACATTTAGTTGTGCCAGCGGATCATAGATCTGCGCCAGCTGTCCACCTGTTGCGTAACAATACTCCTTTACGCCACAAGTGCTGCACGACATGCCAATATTTGGCAAAAAAATTTCTTCCTCTAAACCCTTGGCAAATTTCTTAAACATATCGGAGAGTACCGGTATCGTCCAACGATCAAGTCCACCTACCTCTACGAACTGTGCCTTGCGAGCTGAGTAGTAGAAGCCACGTGTTGGTCGTATGCCAAAGACCATCTCCATGCAGCAAGCATACACACCAAGCTGCATAGCATTGTCCGGAATATACTTACCTGTCTTGAAGTCTATAACTGCCAGCTCACCTGTGGGTAGCACGGCAATAAGATCAGCAAAGGCTTTGACTGGTACCTCATCAAAGTTTACATTGAATTCTATTTCAACGCCGGGTACACCTTGAGGCGAAGTCCATATCTCCATGTGGCTTTCCTGCCAGACGTTGACAAAATCGTAAAACATCTTACGACCCTTCTCATCCCACCAGGCTTTGTCTTCACCCATAGGTAGAGCAAGCTTTGTCTTACCACCGGTACGCCAATCAGTTGGATTGGTACCTGTCTTCTCTTCAACCTCTGCAATAGCGTTGATGAAGGCAAGTTCCCACATCGTATCCATGTTCATTCTTCGGCCTTTCCAAATACAATCTCTTGAGCTTTCTTCAAGCCCACAATTGTAGCAGGATTAGTCTCAGCTTCAATTTCTTTCTGGATCAGCTTGGCTAAAGCCTTACGCATAATGACTTCAGCCTCAACAAATGCCTGTTCAAAAGCATTCTTGGTAATTATCTGTGCGCGTTTCTTACCCATTATCTCTCCAGTTCTGGCATAGGCGCGACTGCGAGTGAGTCACAACTCGCACACCGCATGTCGAGAAAGTAAATTCCCAACTCACCGTCGTAGTCAAATTTACATTTAACGTTCCATAAGTCCGACCCACATGGGCAGACTCTAATTGGTCCAAGACTTCTGTAGTCACCCTCTTGTCCGGGCGTAGGTCTAAGGTTTGCAATGTCTTCCGCCATTCTAAAAAGGTATCTCTGTTGTCGTGGATTTATTGTTAGCTAATTCAAATTGCTTTAGCAGGTATTTTTCTGCCGCTGTGTGGAAGGCTGAGCCACCTACGAACCACCATGCTGGTTCAGAAGGAGCTTTGAGTTTACGTTCCAACTCCCATGCCTTGCCGCAGCGAAGCCATGAAGTAAAGGAACTATATGATCTATGTGCTATTACAGTTTCTTTTTCCATGGGATAACCATAGCAGATGGGTGTGAATACCTTGTCAAGTTAAGACACACCGGCGCGACATTCATTTAAAGATTTGCCTATGGGTCGGAAGTATGTGTATAATCGGAGCGAAGCGACGGCGGTTAAAACGGGGAGCCTTTGGCTCCTGGTTGGGGCGGCAAAGCTGATAGCCCCTAACAATAAAACGGCATAAAAAAATAACCCCCACCGGTTAAGGTAGGGGCTACTCTTGCTATTAAGTTTTACTTAGTGTTTCCCTTAACTGCTGCATCGGCAGCAATCAATGTTGAACTTGCCGCTGGGAAATTATCACCAGGGTTGAAGTAACGATAAAGAACTGGTGCTAGTGCAGCAAGTGCTGCTCCGCCCAATGCTTTGACAGATGTTGTGTGATGAACGATGTACTCAGTTAGTACACCA